TACACAAGTAACACCTACAAGTGAAATCACTAAGTACGCCAATGGAGGTGTATTCACCAACCCCATTGCTACACAAGTAACACCTACAAGTGAAATCACTAAGTACGCCAATGGAGGTGTGTTCACTGCTACACAAGTACCGCATACAAGTGAAATCACTAAGTATGCCAAAGGCGGAACCTTCACCAACTCTATTGTTGACAGTCCTACTCTATTCAAGTTCGCCAAGGGCACCGGTATGATGGGTGAAGCCGGCCCTGAGGCGATCATGCCGCTCAAACGGGATTCACAGGGCAACCTAGGCGTACGCGGAGGGGGCGGTGGGTCCGTAGAAGTAGTTGTCAACAACTATAGCCAGGAAAAGGCCACAGCTCGTGAAACCACAGACAGTCGAGGAAATCGCCGAGTAGAAGTAATCGTAGGAGAAGCCGCAGCAGGAGAATTTGCCCGAACAGGCAGCCCTGCTCAAAACACCCTGAAGAGCACCTATGGTTTAACACCAAGTTTAATAAGGAGATAAACCATGGCCTATAATCACTTCTGGCCCGCAGGCTTACCACAGAGCCCTCAAAAAGGATTCAGTGAAAGCGGCGGCTCAAAAGTCCTGCGAACTTCAATGGATTCTGGCATGAGCAAGATGCGAAGAAGAGGGCTGCAACCCAGCCTTCTTTCGCTGTCTTTTATCATGACAAACACTCAAGTAACCGTTTTTGAAAACTTTTTTAGGGACGATATCAAGGGCGTGGCTCGTTTTGGCTTTACACACCCTCGCACAGGTTCAATAGTAGAAGTCAGAATAGTGCCTCAAGGCGATTATCCTTACAATCTGACGTACCTTGCTCCAGGTTACTGGACTCTTTCAATTCAACTAGAAGTATTGCCATGACAAGATTATCCTCAATGTCTCCTGCAGCACTGCGTGCTGTGTTTTCCCCAGAATCAGACGCAGATCTAATAATACTCTTGACTATTTACAATCCACAAAACCATAGTCAGGTATTGTATAGAATAGCTGACGGATACGTTGAGGATCCAACCGACCCTACAAAAGCATTGAGGCTGGGCGACCCCACAGCTGAGCAAGTGGTTTATGGTGTTGTGAGTCGTACCCACGAGTACACATTTTTACCAGTAGAGATAACACTGCCCAACGAAGACGACAGTCAGTCTCCTCGTTGCAGTGTTACCTTTCACGACGTATCACGTTTTTTAATACCTTTTGTAAGGACTCAATTGACTGGACCAGCACCTGTGTTGTTGGAACTGGTGTTGAGTTCTCAACCCGACACTGTAGAAGCCAGTTTTAGTGGCTTTATGCTCACCAGCGTTACCTATAACGCCACAACAGTGAGCGGAGACTTAACCACCGTCAACTACGACCGTGAGCCGTTTCCACAACACACCTTCAGCCCCCTATATTTTCCAGGATTATTCTGATGTGGTATAACAAATACATAGACATTCCGTATGTAGACCGTGGCCGTGACAGTAGTGGACTAGACTGCTGGGGATTGGTGCGCCTAGTCTACAGTGACCACTACAACATAGAGTTGCCCAGTTTTTATCACTCTTACAACACAGTCAAAGACATACACCGTACCAGTGAAGTCATTGCTGTCCACAAGGAGCAATGGACAGGGTTAGAGGTTCCAGAAGTGGGTTGTGTTGTATTGTTCAGAATAATGGGACATGATACACACGTAGGCGTGTACATTGGAGACAACAAATTTTTACACATCAGACCAGGCACTAACTCTGCTATAGAGAGCTTAGACAGTGTACACTGGAATAAGCGAATTTCTGGTTACTACAAGTATAACTTGGGCTTCAAGGAATTAACTGATCTTGTTGCAACACCACACCCACTAAAAACACAAAAAGTAAAATTAAACATAGAAGTAGGTACAACTCTACAACAGTTGAACCAATTACTACAAGACAAGTATACCCCCAACAGCAGTTTAATAAAAGATTGTGTGTTTTTAATCAATGGAGGTGTTGTAGATAAAGAACGTTGGACTACTACAACAATACAGGTAGGCGATACTGTAGAGTACAGAGCAGTTCCTCGAGACGGAGACACTTTTAGACTTTTTGCATTTATAGCACTGGCAGCTTTTGCAGGGCCGCTTGCTGGTAGCCTAACAACAGCAAGCGGAGCCCTGGCAACCAGCTTGGGTGTAACCTCTGTTACAGGATTGGCTGTTCTTAAAGGTGCAGTAACAGCAGGCATAATGTTGGTAGGCAGTGCACTAATCAACGCCATTGCGCCAATTCGCCCGCCGGCAGACGGGCCCACGCCTGCAGAAAGTCGTCAGCAGCTCTTTATCAGTGGCGCCACAAACTCTCCACAACAGTACGGTTCTATACCTGTTGTGTTGGGTAAGATGAAGGTTACTCCTCCACTGGGTGCCCAAAATCATGTACGCTTTAGTGGTGATCAAAACATTTCCTCATACGACGGATTTGGAACCAGCAGTGCGGGTGTAAGTGGTCGCGATACCTATGTAGACATGTTGTTGATCTGGGGTTATGGACCACTAGACATTGACCTAACAACACTCAAAATAGGTCAAGTGCAGGTCTACAAAGACAACACGCTTACTTCCAGCAATTTTGATAACCTAGTACAGGTAACATTAGACAGAAAAACAGAACCTAGCTCAAGTGCATTGAACAGTTTTAATGCCATTTACGGCAGCGATGTACAGGGAACCTTTCCAAACCTGCCCTTGAGTTACAGTGGACTGCCTCCTGTAGGCTCTAATATCTGGACCCCGGTTCCACGCCCAACAGGTGATACTGGTTGGGTAGAGGCTGGTTTTTCGCAGCCCACAGACAAAGTGAGTATTAGCATCAGTTTTCCACAGGGGTTGAGGAGTGTTGTTACTAAAGGCAGTAAGGCAGGAACAGAGTATGCGGCCCCTGTTGGAGTCGAAATTCAGTACAGATATGACAGTAGTGGTACTTGGTCCAGTTGGTTGAGCGACAACGGTTGGGGACACTTTACAATTGGTGGCCAAGTCCAGGCCAGTACTGGTACGTATGTTGTAACTAAAGAAAGCTGGGATTCTGAAGGCTTTATGTCATATTACCAAGAAACAGTAACACAGAACGTCAATACAATAATTAGCGGAGGTCCTATAGCGGACGCTTTTACCTGGACAATTACACGCAACAGGTCATGGCCACCTTCTGCTAACCTGCAGGTTAGAGTCCGTCGTACTACTGGTGACGAAACAGAGCCCAATGATAGCTATCGCTATAGTCACCAAGCAGTGTTGCAAACAGTTACAAGCTACAGCAACACCAATCCTGCTGTTGACCCACCACTTTCAAAGCTAGCAAAAACTGCACTTACCTTAAAAGCAACTGACGAAATCAGTGGGCAAGTAGATGGTATCAATGCAGTAGTACAAACAGTGTGCTTGGACTGGGACCAGCCCTCCAGCACTTGGGTGACGAGAGTCACAAGTAACCCCGCCTCACTGTTTCGGTATGTATTACAACATCCTGCAAACGCACAGCCAGTTTCAGACAGCCAGATAAATCTACTACAGCTACAGGCCTGGCATAACTATTGCAATACTATCAGAACTGTAAATTATAATGGTGGATCATATAGCACAACCCTACAGTACAACAGCATACTGGCGGGAAGTCCACGAAGTGTGTTAGAAGTGTTGAGGGACATTTGTGCGGCGGGCAGAGCAAGTCCTACCCTGTTAGACGGCAAATGGTCTGTAGTAATAGACCAACCAAAAACAGAAATCACTCAACATTTTTCACCACACAACAGCTGGGGTTTTGAAGGCACAAAACTGTTGCCAAAAATGCCACAGGCCTTAAAAGTAGAGTTTTTTGATAGGTCCGACGACTACAAGCAAAAACAAGTAATTGTAGCCTATGAGGGCGTAAATCCACAAACTGCACAATTACTGGAGAGTATCCAACTGCCAGGCGTTACCAGCATTGCAGAAGCGGTGGACCATGCAAAGTGGCATTTAGCACAAATAAAACTGCGTCCAGAGGTTTATACAATCAACGTAGACTTGGAGTACTTGGTGTGCAACCGAGGCGACAGAGTAAAAGTCACGCACGATGTTCCTCAGTGGGGCAGTGGCAGTGGCAGAGTAAAGAATGTATTGGCCAACAACTTGTTAGAACTAGACGAAGAAGTACTATACGATCCAGCCAATACAATGGCCATCCGAGTTCGTAATACTAGTCGTAATAGTACTAACACTAGCGCGGATAACAGTATTGTAAGAAATATTGCAACCTCTTTCGGAGTAGCCAATGTAAGAAGGTTGAATGGTGTAGTAACAATCACACTCACTGAAACCCATCCGTTTAGTGTTGGTGACAGTTTAACCCTAACAACAAACATAGCCACATTTTCAGGAACAATAACAAACTTAACAGAAATAGTTTATGATGTTGGCGGCCTACCCATCGGATTCCGATACAATCAAAGTGGTGCAACAGTGGCTACTACAACAGCTACAGGTACTTGCGGATTGGTGGCAGATTTTTACAAAAGAGTAAAAACCACAACAACGTTTACAAGTAGTCAAATTGATACTAATGATTTAGTATTGTACGGGGTCTTAAACAAAGAGTCTCAGGACTTGATGGTAATAAAGATAGAGCCTACCACAAATAAAAATGCCGTAGTTACCCTGGTTGACTCCGGGGAGACAGGCACCTACAACATATTTACAGACTATCAAAACCTTACAGCCGATGCTGTGTTTCAATCACAGATATACCAACCACCACTGGAATTGGCCAACCAGGTAGGCGACTCTGTTCCAAAAGTGTTATACTCTGAAATAATCAGTGACGAAAGAGTTATAAAGCGATTAAGTCCAGGAGTGTATTCTTACCTTATTAGAATACCCTATCGCGACCCACCCAATCTAAACAATGACGTGGCCTATGTGAGAGCAGAAGTGTCGTCTATCGGTAACTTGGATACAAGCGGCGGAAAGTTGTACAGTTCAGATATTACCATAAAAAGCATAGATATAACAGGGGTACAAGAAAATCAAGAATACCGATTCCGACTGCGCTATGAAACCAAAGGCGGCAGAATCGGTAGGTGGACAGAGTGGTACGGATACAAGGTAGTTGGACGAACTACTGTTCCTAATCCTGTCAGCAATTTTAATGTAACCACCAGTACTAATGGAATACGCGCACAGTGGGACGAATCGCCCGACAGTGATTACAGCGAAACGGAATTGAGAAGTGGAAGTACTTGGGAAGCTTCCGCTTTAATAGTTAGTAAGGCCGCTACAAGTCACCTATTACCATGGCAGTCTGCAGGAATATTAAAACTGTGGGCAGTTCATCACGATAGTTTTGGGTTGACCAGTACACCTGTTAGTACTACACTAGGAATACTGGCACCAAGTTCTCCTGCTTCAATGCAGCTAATATTTGGAAACTCCAATATAGAGGCAACTTGGAAAGCACCAGTACTTGCGTTCAATCAACAATCACTGGACCGTCTAGAGCTGTCTTGGAGCTCAAACTTTGGTGGTATAATAGACGCCAAAAAGTCTGAAACAGCAAATTTTGGTTGGAAGACTGCAGGTAGTTACACACTTTATGCACGCTATGTGGACGTGGCTGGTAACATTGGTGCTGTGTCTCAAGCAACCCTACAGGTACTAAACCCATTAGAGCCTGTTATGACTGCAGTAGAGGTACAGGTAAATGCAGTTACCCTACGTTGGCAGGATGCAAAAACTAGCCAACCTATAAGAAAGTACGCAATATACTATGGAGACAGTGGTACAACGTTTGCAAATTCCACACTGTACGGATCTGCAGGTGCAGACTCGCGTTCTGACATTATTTTCTTTCGTAGCAGCGGATCAAAAGTAATCTACATAGTGGCAGAAGACGTAGCAGGTAACTTGAGTGCTCCTCGCCAAATCACTGTAGACATAAAAATGCCAAACAATTTTGTATTGGCAACAGAGTACTATCACGATTGGCAAAGTATTGAATTAGTAAATGCTACCATAGTTGGCGGCAGTACTGGACAAATACTGTTGCCCAGTTTTACTGGACGTACTTGGGAGCAGCGTTTGACAAACAACGGCTGGACTACTGCTGCTCAAAAAATAGCTGCGGGATTCCCGATTGTAGCACAGCCCGTGCCAACCAGTGGTAAACATGTAGAATATCATGACGTTGGTAAAGTATTACAGACAGCAGTGGTAAAAGTAACTCCTACAATACTTACAACTGTAGCAGGAGCTACACCTACTATCAGAATAAGAGGTAGTGTAGGAGCCACAGCAAGCTGGCAAGCTTGGTTAACAGGTACAGAAGTAAGTATAGCTAATTTTCGGTACTTGGAAGTGGAATACTCTGTGGCCAGCGACGGTAAGGGTTTTGTAGAATTAGATGATCTATATGTAAGAATAGAGATCAGTGAAGTAAGTGAAACAGCTACTCTAGCATTAAATGCAGGAGATACTGATGGGACTCTTTACACAACCACAAAAGACTTCTTAGACGTACAAACAGTACAGGCAACACCCTTGAGTTCTAGCAATATTGCAAGGTTAAACTGTATAGTAGACGACAATACCCTGCCTGCAAAAGTGTATGTGCAAGCCTGGGATATCAGCAACAACAGAACCAGCGGTACTGTGAGCCTTTCAATTAGCGGAGTATAAAACCGATGGCAGATTTAAACAATTTAAACAAACCGGTCACAACTGACACAGAACCAGACGTATTGGACACCATTCGTGGCCATATAAGTCGTGCGGCCACTTGGAGCAATTGGACCAGTACCACCAATAAAATGGCTGGATTAATGAGTGCGGCCACCACTGCTGTGAGTGGTGGTCGCTCCTTGAGACTGTATCGTCGCAACGACGCCAATACAGCTGATGAAGAAGTGGTAAACCTACCTGGAATGAGTATTGGAGGCAACAGTGCTACCGCCACAGGTCTGCAAGCAGACTTGAGTGGTACTCCTCATCAAGTCAAAACAGTTTGGGACAGTACAAACAATTTGTGGAACCTAAGAGGATATCTAGGCAACACAGATCAGGCAGGTATAAGGGTTTCGTTTGCAGAAAGCTTATTGAATACATTACCAGTCAATAAAGGTGGTACAGGGCTTACATCCTTTACTGCCAACGGGCTTGTGTACGCATCTTCAACGTCTGCTTTGGCTACAAGCAGTGCTGCAACTTTTGACGGCACTAACTTCGCCACCACAGGCACGGCAACGGCCACCAAGCTGATACCCACGGGTGGCGCGGCCACGGGTAACGGGATGTACTTGCCAGAGGCAAATACGGTGGCGTTAAGCACCAACGGTACAGAGCGTTTGCGCTTCGATTCCGCTGGCGGTGTTACGGTTGGGTCGGCAACTACGGCGGCAGGTCGCATTGACTCCGTAACCAACGGATATGCGGCTTTTGTTGCAAGAGCCGGCACCAGTGGAGAGAACCAAACGGTTGATGCGCTCAAGGCTACGGACTCCGTGGTGGGGCATTTTGCCAACGCGGTGTATTCCGCCAACTCGCACATCTGGAACATCGCGGGCGCAACGCAAGGGATGCGCCTCGACTCATCCGGCAACCTCGGCCTGGGGGTGACGCCAAGCGCATGGTTCGCATACAAGGCCGTTCAGGTTGGTTCGGCCAGCCTATACGCAAGTTCAGGAATTATTGGGATGGCATCCAATAGTTTTTACCCAGCAGCAGGCGTTAGCCACACCAGAATAAACGCCGGATTCACCGCCGATTACAGACAAGAGATTGGAGAGCACAGGTGGTTTTCGGACGCCAGCGCCGCCCCTGGAAGTTTTACTCCTACCAGACGCATGACGCTGGATAACTCCGGCAACCTCGGGATTGGAACGCACCTCCCTCAGTCCAAACTGGACGTATCCGGAAGCGGATCAACCTACATGCAGGTTAGAAGCTCGAACGCTTCAACCGGAAGCGGCTATTACACAACCAACGCCACCAGAAGCTGGTTGATTGGGGCAGGAGCCAACTCTGGTAACAGCAACCTTGAATTCAGAGATGTCACCGGCTCAACAACGAGGATGACCCTTGACACCTCTAGTAACTTGTCGATTGGCACGACCACTGCCAATGCAAGATTGACCGTCAGTGGTTCAGTTTCATGGACAACCGGCGCGTCTTTTGCCGGCGCGTCAGGCAATGCGGCCTGGGCTACAGGTTTTGGCTCGCAAGCCATCAACGCCTCCATTCAGGCAACTGACTCCATTGCTGGGGCCAACATCTACGCCATTTCAGATGTCCGCCTGAAAAGCAACATCAAGCCAATTCCTAGCGGCTTGGCATTCGTGAACGAAGTTGACGCAGTCCAGTTCACGTGGAAAGAATCGGGGATTGAAGACACTGGCTTCATCGCGCAAGACCTGTTGAAAAAAGGCTTCGGCCATTTGGTGTCGGCAATTCCCGATGGCGCAATGCAAGAGTTGGTGCATGACGACGGCAACGTCAGCCCTGCCGGTTCTCGGTTTGTCGTCAAGTACGACTCAGTAGTTCCCATTCTTTGTAAAGCCATTCAAGAGCAACAGGCTCTCATCGAAAACCTCCTCGCCCGCGTGGCCGAGATCGAGGCCCGCTGGCCAACATAATCCTTTTAACGTGGATATTAGTGGATTTTAGTACCTAACACCAAAATATTTTTGAGTTTGACCCTACGATGCCCATATGGTATAATGGGTACAAAATAAAAATGCACCCATGTTGGTGTGCTTTCTAAAAGGAATACACCATGGCAACCACTCTATACTTTGTGCAGTCAGACACATTGCCGCAAATAAAGCTCACGTTGACTGATGAGGTCACCAATCTGCCCAAAAATTTGACAGGCAAACTGGTGAGCCTGCACGCCAAACCTACCACAGGAACTGGTGTTAGCTTTACGCGCAGTGCCAGTTTAGACATCAATGGCACCGACAGAGCAAACGGCATAGGATATATTGTGTGGCAGCCTGGCGACCTCAACCGTCCCGCTGGAACCTACACGGCAGAAATAGAAATCTATGACAGCACCACACAGGCACGAGAAACTGTGTACGAGACCATTAACCTGGTAATCCGCGAGGATATTGCAGATATAACACCACTGCCGCCAGCAGCCCCTAACAGCCCGGCTCCCAATGCAAGTCCCGGAGGTTAAAGATGGCTAACCTGATAGCTGAACTTGTCAAGAAAACAACTGTTCTTGTAGAGGCCACTACAAAAACAGTTGGTAGCTGTGTACAGCTGTCCAAGATTGTGGCCAGCGATATTGCTCAAACAACCAAGACTACAGGTGAGTACTTAACTGGATTTTTTACAACAGCCTATGAACGAATAGTTGAAGAAGGTATCAATACACTAGAGTACATTCAAAACCTGTTTGGTAAAAATATTGAAGATCAGGTTGGAGCAGCTGACTCAGTGGACACAGGCTTTGGTAAGGTGGTTGAAGACCAGCTTGATATGCAAGACGTATACGAGTCAAACTTTGGCAAGTTTGTTACAGACAGCCTCAACATAACAGACGACGTTAATGGAGCGGCTGTAGACGACGATCAAGTCGCTGACTTTTTTAAAGTCACAGGTGATCAGCTTGAGATAGGTGAGTATGACGAGGTAACCTTAGGCAAGGCCCTCGAGGATCAAACTGGTATTGGTGAGTTTGATGAGATAGGTTTGGGCAAGGTGGTTGAGGATCAGGCTGGTGTTGGCGACGACGTCTATACTGTACAGTTTTTGAAACAACTAGCGGACGACTTCAACGTAACAGACGACGTTAATGGTGCAGCCGTAGATGACGATCAAGTTGCCACCTTCTTTAAAGTCACTAGTGATCAGTTTGAACTAGTCGAGTCCAACGAAATAACTTTAGGCAAGGTGGTTGTGGACCCACTAAATGTGGGCGAGATCTTGACCAATATCTTTAACAAACAATCTGAAGACAGTTTGAACATCTCAAACCCCGGAATAATCAGTAACCAAAATTACGGATCCAACTACTTTCTTGAAGACTATGTAGGGGTTTCCAGGACAATTTCATAACCAGAAAGGTTTTTATGAACTCCCAAGAAAATTTGAAAATTACAGGCAAGTTAAACATCACAGTGTTTGATGACACCGGTGTTGTAAAAGAAACCCGTGAAATCGATAATCTAGTGGTTACAGAAGGCCTAACCTATATTGCCAGTCGTATGGCTACAGCTGGTGCAACAGCTATGAGTCACATGGCTGTGGGAACTGGTACAACTGCAGCTGCTGCTGGTAATACTGCACTGGTTACAGAAAGTGCCCGAGTTGCCTTAACCAGTACAACTCCTGGTACTACCAACATTGTGTACGTTGCCAGTTTTGGTACTGGTCTTGGCACTGCAGCTCTAACAGAAGCAGGATTATTCAATGCAGCAAGTGCTGGCACCATGCTGTGCCGTACCGTATTTGCAGTAATCAACAAAGCAGCAAATGATACAATGACAATCACTTGGACTGTTACACTGGCAGCAGTTTGATAAACAATGGCGGAAATATTTCCGCCATTGTTTTGTATTTAAACGAGGAAAACACAGATGGCAGCAATTACGACCAGAGAAACCAGCGGTGGTGGTGCCACTGTTAAGAACAGTCCGCTTACAAATGCTGAGTTGGACACCAACTTTATTAATATCAATACTGAGTTGGTAACCAAGGCCACGATCCCAAGTCAAACCAGCAACACCGGCAAGTTTTTGAGTACAGATGGTACCAACCTGTTGTGGAATGCCAACATACCACGAGTTGCATCTGTTGCATCCGCCGCATCTATTCAACCCAACTGTGACACCACAGATCAGTACAATGTAACTGCACTGGCGGTTGCAGCCTCATTTCTTGTTCCAACTGGTACACCTGTTCAAGGTCAAAAATTGTTGATAAGGTTAAAAGACAACGGAACAGCCCGTGGTTTGACTTGGACTACTTCAGCCGGTGGTTATAGGATTGTAGGTGTTGTACTGCCCACTACAACAACTGCAAACAAAACTACTTATGTGGGATGTATATACAACAGCACAGATTCTTTTTGGGATGTAATTGCTGTAACAACGGAGGTTTAAAGTGAAAATTGATTTTGAGTTTGAAACAAATTATGGCGTTTTCAGAGATGCATTGCACTTTCCTGATGGATTTGAGTTACCGGGGGAGGAAGAACTCAATCAACTGAAGTTGAACAGGTTAAATAATTGGCTTGCTATTGTAGCAGAACCACCTGTAGAAGAACCTCAAACAGAATAAGGAAAAGACATGGCAGATAGATACTGGGTGGGGGGTACTGCAAACTGGGACGGAACTGCAGGAACTAAGTGGGCCACCACATCCGGTGGTACTGGCGGAGCCTCCGTGCCCACATCAGTAGATGATGTGTTCTTTGACTCTGCATCCGGTGTGGTTACTTGTACGCTAACAGCCGCAACTTGTAGAACAATAACCTGTACAGGTTTTATTGGAACATTAACATTAGGTGGAAATTGGAACATTTATGGCTCCATAGTTTTTAGCACCGGCATGACTTTTAATGGGGCTGGTTTTACCCTAAATTTATATGGTTCTGGGGCCACCATACTGTCGAGTGGCAAGCCTTTTAATTGCTCTTTTACTATACTTGGATCATATACATTAGCAGATGCACTAGGTGGCGGCGTAGGAATATCGCTGAATTCTGGATCATCTTTTAATACTGCCGGTTATAATTTAACTGGTACTTCTATTATTAGCGGCGGCGCTTCAAGCACAATTACTCTGGGCGCATCCACACTAACTTTATCAAATAGCTGGAATATTAATATTGCCACAGCATTAAATGCAGGCACTTCAACCATTAATCTAAGCGGGGCAACTTTTAATGGTTTTGGTCTAACATATAACAATGTAAACTTTTCAGGTGCTAGTCCCGTTATAACGGGAGCAAACACATTCAATAACGTATCATTTACTTCTACTACAGCCGGTACCTCAACAATTTCTGGACTCAATACGTTTAATAATCTATCGATTACCGGGCCTTCTGCTGCAGGTATCCGACAAGTTACATTTGACTCTCGACAGACTATTAATGGAGCACTGTCTACCACCGGCACGGCTGGCAATCGCCGAGTTTTGTTCAGGGGAAATACCTTCGGTATTGCTCAAACGCTGAACATAAACACCTCTTCAAGCCTAGCAGACGCAGACTTTAGAGACGTCTACGTAACGGGTGCGCCTGTTGGCGGAACTCGTATTGGAGACTTGGGTGGTTGCAGGGGTATTACTTTTTCAGCACCTAAGAGTGTATATTGGGTAACTCCTGCAGGTGGTAATTGGAGTGGCAATAATTGGGCTGCTACTTCTGGTGGTACAGCAAACACTGATAATTATCCTTTAATTCAAGATACAGCAATCATTGAAAACACCGGCCTGAATACTTCTGCTACTGTTACTCTGGACGCTGCAATTCCATATGTTGGCAGCGTAAATATGTCGACTCGAACTAATGCAATGTCAATTATTTTTGGTGTTGACAACTTTCCAGTCTATGGAGATTGGACTAACGGTTCCGGTACTGGGGTTGGCTGGAGTACCAATACATGGGCTACAGTTTTTGCCAAAAGAGGCGGCACTCAAACAATAACCAGTGCTGGTAAGGGTTGGCAAAGAATTACAGTAAACAGCTTTGATGGCACTGTAAAATTAGCCGATAGTTGTTCGATAGGCTATATATTTGGTGTTGGGTTCACATTAACCAGCGGAACAATTGATCTTAACGGCCAAACCTTGACAGGAAGTGGGTCTGCAACTCCAGCGACTGTTGTTATAGGTGCATCACCAACATCGGGTTTTATTTTTAATGGTGGAACTCTAATTTGTCCTGCTTCTGTTACACCATTTCAAGATACATCAAATGGCTTGTGCACATTTTCTGCTGGCCCAGGTGGAAATGGAACAATTAGGCTGTCCAGTTCGTTTGGACCTCTATTTTCAAGTGCTGGCAACAACTATCCTTGCACGCTAGATCTTCAGGTGGGTTCTGCAGGAATTTCTGGCAATAACACATTTGCAAATATAACTATTTCTCCACCTGCTGCAGGAACCTACAAAGGATTCTATTTATCCGGTAATCAAACGGTTACTGGAACCTTGACCTGTGCTGGTGGAAGTGCAGTTGGACGAGTGCTCTTGTACTCCAATGTTATAGGAACACCACGTACATTGACAGTAGGTACTCTAGCTGCAACCGACTGCGACTTTCGAGACATCACCATTGCAGGCCCTGCCGCAGGGTCTTCTCCAACCAGAGCCGGCAATCTGGGAGGCAACTCGGGTATTACTTTCCCATCTCCTAAAACAGTATACTGGAACTTGGCAGGTACGCAGAACTGGGAGGCAACCGCATGGGCTTCAAGTTCTGGCGGAACTCCTAACGTCAACAATTTCCCGTTGGCCCAAGACACTGCTGTCTTTGACAATGCTGGAGTTGCAGGTACCGTTACGATGGGCGGCTGGAATATTGGCAACGTAGACATGTCAGCTCGTACATCGGCCATGACACTCACAAGTGGCAGTCCAACAGTCTTGGGTGACTGGAAGTGGGGCACTGGAGTCACATCAACCAGTAATGCCAATGCTATCACCTTTGCCAAACGCGGCACGCAGACTATCACCAGCAATGGCGTTACGTTTGGGAGTACTATTTCGATTAACTCTTTTAATGGAGTAGTACGACTAGCGGATGCACTAGTTGTTGCACAATCTAGAGATATAAGTTTAACTTCAGGTACATTTGATGCGGCCATTTATAATGTTACTACTTGGCGTCTTGTAGGAACCGGCGGCACGGTAATGATGGGTTCTGGTCTTTGGACACTAACTGGTACAGGTATCGTATGGAATGTCGGATCTAATGGAGTTGGGCTTATCGCAGGTACTGCAGACTTATTACTTTCTGATAATACTACAGCAAGTCGTTCGATTACTCACGCTAACGGGTCTTTTAATAAGCTTACAATAGGCGGAACAACTTCTACCAGTGTATTTGGGTTTGCTTTTGGCAACCATCAATTCAAAGAAATTGCAAGTACAAAAACAGTTGCCCATACAATTGATTTTGGTACATGGTCTCAAACATTTGGCAAGTGGTCTGTAACGGGAACCGCTGGTAATGTGGTTACACTTACAGGCACAGCTACAACCAATATTTTGGCCGGATCTGCCACATCGGGTATAGACTACCTTGCAATGGGTTCAGTTGGATTTTCTGCCACATCTCCAGGTGAGTTCTATGCAGGAGCCAACAGCACAGGAACTGCTGGAGCGCCTGTCTACAGAACAGCTGCACCGTCACCCCGTACGCTTTATTGGGTAGGTGGTACAGGTAACTGGAGCAACACTGCTAGGTGGTCTACAACCTCTGGTGGAACTTCTGGGGCGGCAATTCCTACAAGTCTTGATGCTGTAATCTTTGATTCCGCATCAAATGCCACTGCCTACACGGCAACTGTAGATGCCACCAGCCGCTGCAACACACTGACTATTGCTGGGCCAGCTTCAGGTAATGTTACATTAGCGGGTACTGCAGCGATTATTGCTCATGGTAATACCGTGCTACCTACAACAGGATTAACTCGAACATATACTGGGTCATTTATACTATCAGGTTCAACGGCCGGAAAGACGTTTACAACAAACGGAAATTCTTTGGCAAACAGTATAACAGTTAATGGTGTTGGAGCTGAATGGACTCTGGGAAGTGCGCTCACCAATACTGGTGGCATTGTTGTAACTAGTGGTGTTTTTAATTGTAGCATTTATAACGTCACTGACAGTTTTATATCTTCTGATAACGGAAATATTAGGACGGTTAACTTTGGGTCCAGTACACTGAACTTGTCAGGCTCAACGCCTATTAATTTTGGCACAACGCAACCAAATAGTGTATCACTTACTACTATTCCGGGTACGTCACAAATAAATTGTTCTGCGGCTATTACCACATTTAACGGTAACAATAAAACATTTTATAATGTATCTTTTAATAATACCAATCCAGCTGTTGCAACATCCGTATCAATAAATGGTCAGAATACCTTTAATAATTTAGAGTTTTATTGCACAGGATTTGCAAATTTAATTACTATTTTTCCAAATTCAAAACCTGTAGTTTTTTCTGCAGATCAAACTATAAATGGAACACTTAGCAGCGTTGCTGTAGACGTTTCCGCATATAGATTGGGATTCGGTTCTAATACTCTATACACAAAAAGAACATTGACCTGTGCAGCCACATCTCTTGTAAATGTGGATTTCAGCGATATTGAAATTATTGGAGCAGCAGCCCCAGCCAGCGGTGTACGCTTAGGGGATTGTGGTGGAAATAGTGGAATAAACTTTGTTTCTACTACAAAATATTGGAATGCGACGGGTGGCGGCGGATGGACAAGCACAGTTTGGGCAACCACACCTGGAGGTACACCAAATGCCGACAACTATCCTTTACCACAAGATACCTGTATAGTAGGATCCACAGGATTGAATTCTGGAGCAAGCATCAGCTTTGGCGGTAATTTTGGCGGATACAGACTTCCAAATATAGATTTGTCTGCAAGAACAACAAACACAATGACATTTTCAGGTGGTACATCAATACTATCTTTTTACGGTGACTTAATTTTAGGCTCGGGTGTTACAATATCCGTTAATGTATACCGATTCTTAAAGCGAAGCGGTACTCAAAATATTACTTCTGCAGGTAAAGTATTTAGTGGACAAAGCATTTTTGTTGATAACACAGGCGGTACATTAACGCTAAATGATGCACTTACAGTACAAAATACTGTATTGAATAGTCTTGGTTTTAGTGGCGGAACTATTAATTTAAATGGTTATACTTTAACTCTTTCTATGAATGCTACCGGCGGCCCAAGTATTTCCACAAATCTCGATTTTGGGTCTGGTGGAACAATAGTGTGTCCAACAAGTTTAAGCATTGGTGCGCCCACTATATCTGGAACCGGTTCAATTACACTAAACGCAGCCGGTGCCAAAACATTTAATGGAAATAGTTTAATATACTCAAACATCACACTGAATCAAGCCGGAGCAGGTACCTTAACTATCACAGGCAACAACACTTTTGCCAACATTACAAATAGTTACAAAACTACAGGTGCGACAACGATTGCTTTAGGAAACACAATTCAAAGAGTAGCAAACTTTACCGCTTCAGGCGAGCCAGGACGATTGCTTACGATTACAGGAGCATCTGCAAGCTCCCCTGCAACAATTGTATATACTGGCGTTGGTTCTGTAAATTCTGATTATCTCACCATTACTGGAATAAGGGCTTTTCCAACCTCCAATACTTGGTACTCAGGAAACAATTCAGTGAACAATGGTTCTTTAGGTTGGACTTTTGCTGCAGCCACTGCATTCAGCAACATGTTATTAATGTTTTTTTGACTATGAAAATTATCACAACCAACTTGTTCTTCAACACCTTTTTAAAGCTGAGTGGTTACAAAAGTATCACAACACCTTGGAGTACGGTGTACATTTTACCAGGCCATGAAACAGACCAATACCTCTTAGCCCACGAACAGGTACATCTAGACCAAATACAAAAGCTAGGTCCCACCCGGTTTACGGTTTTGTACCAGTGGTACAACCTCAAATACGGCTACTGGAACAATCCGCTTGAAGAGGAGGCCAGAAGAGTGTCTGGTTCCCCATAAAAAATACCCAGCCCACAAAGCTGGGTATTTTTTCGCTTGACCAAGTTCTGCCCATGTGGTATAATAGTACCAAAATGACAAGAGCTTTAAAAATTACAGCTCTATCCTACAAGGAAGTTCACCTATGGCAACTCCAACAAAAATCAATCTAAAAATTTATCAAGGAAGTACGTACATCAAGGTGTTGCGTTGGGAGAACTCTACAAAGATGTACAGTCCTATAACCAATATATCCAAAGCTGCGCCTGTTGTAATCACTGCCTCAAACCACGGCATACCAGAGGGTTGGAGAACAAAAATAACCGGTGCTTTAGGAATGAAGGAAATAAATACCACTGAGTATGTGATTGCTTCAGAGGTCACAAGCAACACTGTTGTTGTCAATTCAATCAATTCCCTGAATTATACCACCTACACAGGTGGTGGGATTTTGGAATACAACAAACCAGTTGATTTGAGTGGATACACTGCTCGCATGCAGATCCGTGAAAAGTTGACCAGTACAACCACCCTGGACTCGTTGACAACAGAAAACGGCAAGATATTTTTAGACAACACCAAAAAGACTATTAGTATCATTCTAAGTGCGACCACGACTGCGGCCTATACGTTTAAAACAGGCGTGTATTCACTAGAATTGGAGAAAGACGGTATCGTAGTACCACTTGTCTACGGATCAGTCTCACTGGATCAAGAGGTAACCCGATGACAGTCAAACTGAGCACAGCTTTGCGAAATGCAATGATAGCTTCCTATGAGGCCTATTTGGGTACCGCACCACTACTACAGGTCTTTACAGGAACTGAACCGGCCCAAACAACCCTACCAGACACCGGAACCAAACTGTTAGATATCACCCTGCCAACCGACTGGCTGACTGCCCCCGTCAATGGGGGTGTGGCCCTACAGGGAACTTGGACTGGTACTGCCCTAGCCTCTGGAACCTGTGGTTACTATCGCCTAAAAAGCAGTGATGGTGTGGTGCAGGAGCAGGGATCGGTCTACCAGAGTGGTGGAGCCGGCGACTTAGAGTTAGACAATGTGAACTTAGCAACAAATCAAACCGTTCAGGTGTTGACCTGGACTCGTACGCAAGGAGGCCAATAATGGCAGTAGTATATACAACAGCGGTAAAGAACGCCCGCTTGAACGCAGTTACAACCGCCATCGGAACCACTGGTGTTCTGGAAATTGGCACAACCGGTATGGCCACGGTCCTGGCCACTATTCCACTAGCCAATCCGGCGGCCCCTGCCGCAGCAAGTGGAGTATTAACATTTACCATGCCACAGAGCGATGTATCAGCAGATGCCACTGGCACTGCAGCAGCAGCTCGCATTCGTACTGCCACTGGTGGTACTGATGTGGTAACTGGGTTAACTGTGGGCACCAGTGGTACTGACATTGTGTTAGACAATCTCTCGATTGCCGTAACTCAAACAGTCACTATCAACAGTGCAACTATTACACACGCCTAATCATGAACATCAAGCACTGGTTAATACAGCTGTTTTTAGCTGTAGATCAACTACTAAACGTACTGGTTACACCACTTTCTACCGGTGCATGGGCAGACGAAACACTGTCTTCTAGAGCCTGGAGAATGTACTCACTACGTCGTCCATGGGGATTAATTTGGCGTCCAGTTATAGACGCTCTATTCTTTTGGCAAAAACAACTGCCAGGTGTCAACGGGCACTGTCATGGTGCGTATCTAAGTGAAAAAGCGCGCTACAATCTACCGCCAGAAATGCGTCAATAAGGATATGTTATGGCAGATAATTTAGGTTATACACCCGGCGCAGGGGCGACGGTTGCAACAGAAGATGTTGGGGGAGTCCATCATCAACGAGTATTGATGGAAACGTCTGTAGAAGGTGTTCCAACTGACGTTTCAGCATCCTCACCTATGCCTGTTGTGTCAAGTCGTAGCGATGACTTGTTGGTGATGTTGAGTCGCATTGTAAAACTGTTAGAAAGCAATGCGACTGTTGACAGTGCACAACGTCAGCGTGTGGTTGTTGACAGTGGCGCAATTACCGCCTCTATCGCTGCTTCCCAGACTCTAGCAAACGTAACAACGGTTGCAACGGTCTCATCTGTGACCAACATGGTGGCCAACGCTGGTATGGACCGCGAACAGTACATCAACATTGCAAAACAGACGTATAGTCGAAGCATACGTTCTGGTTTAACTTTCGAGTGAGGTAATAAATGCCTGCTTTAACAAAAAATACACTTTCAACTCAAGTCGACTTGCCTTCATGGGAGTGGACTCGCTTTGCGCCAGCTGTTTCTAGTGCACTGAGTTCTACTTGCGCACCCGACAACATGGGTTTCTTGAAAACTGAACACGGTCGATATATTTACTACCTGATCTCTGCAACTCTATTTGTCCGATATGATACCTGGACAGATATGTTCCAGGGTTTGACTGCTCCACCTGTGACTCCTTTTAACGTAAGCACAATGAAGTTTGCGGGAGCGTACGGGCCTGAAGGCAAGGCTATTGCCGCTACTTCAACTACGATTACAGTACCGGCAATTTCGATGTCTTCTATGTTAGGCTACGATATTGTGATTGTGAGTGGCACAGGTGCAGGACAACGCAGAAAGATTACTGCTGTTGCAGAGCCTACAATCCATGACAGCGGTGTGGTTACAGCGGTTGCCAACGCAGCTGGTGGTATTACCATGACTGATACTCTTAAAACTTGGGGCTTCAACCAGTGGGCTGGTCACACTGTGCGTATCTCTGGCAACAGTGGTGTTGGTCAGTACCGTCGTATCTTGAGCAATACTGCAACTGTGTTGACTATCGCCGATACTACCCAAATGAACATGAGGTTGAATAACCCAGCAATCTTCTCTCCAGCAATTGCAAGCACAGCAGGCGCTCAGTCTGCATATGTTATTGAATCACAAGCTTTAACAGTGAACTCACCTTGGACTGTAACTCCTGATACTACTTCAGTGTTCCGTATTCAGTCTGGTCAGATCTTGTTGGTATCACCTAACGCAGCGACTGCAACTGCTCCGTTCGTGTTAACACAGCTGTATGATATCTTGACCGACACTTGGTATGTACTACCAACAATGACCAACACCCTGTTGGCTGCTGCCACCGACTTGGCACTAGAGCGTATGAGTGAAAACGCCTCCCTTTGGGAGCGTGGGGCAGCAACAGGCGGTACAACTACTACGTTGATCGATGCTTCACAAGGTGTAGATCACGCAGCTTGGCGTGTTAACGAGTGGGCCGGTTACTGGGTATACATTGAGTCTGGAACAGGTGTTGGCCAGATTCGTCAAGTAGTGAGCAACACTGCTACCACCCTGACTTGGACAACTGCCGGCACAGCTCCCGACTCCACATCTCAATATCTGATCTTGGGCTTTGATGCAGGTACTGCAACAAGCGCTACTTCTACAACCCTAACAGACAGTACAGAAACCTGGCCTGTAAATCGTTGGGCAAATTACGCTGTGCGTATCCTTTCAGGTACTGGTGCCGGTCAGGTGGTAGCCATTGCAAGCAACACTGCTACAGCTTTGACAATTGTTGGTAACTGGGAAGTGACTCCTGACAGTACGTCTGTGTATGCCATTCAAGGCGACCCAGACAAGTTTTACTTATTCGCTGGTGGTATTGCTGGTACACCAATCTTAAATTTTGGCTCTCAAACCCAAACTTTTGGTCGTCAGCAAGATTGGGGTATTGCCAGAAATGCTGCAGCAACAGTGGCTGGTTATCAACCAGTCGCAATTGCTTCACTTGCTAATGCAACAACCACGGCAACGGTTACAACTGCACATCCTCATCAGTTTAGGGTTGGTGAGTTGGTTAGTGTTCGCGGTGCAACAGATGCAAACTTTAACGTAACCAACGTTGCAATTGCCACTGTGCCTTCAGCGACTACGTTTACCTATGTAATGGCAGGAACTCCTGCTGCGACTACGATTCCTGGTGCTCAATCTACTACAACACTCACAGACGGTTCTAAGAGTTGGACAGTTAACCAGTGGGCAGGTTTTACCTGTTACATGTACGCAGCAACTCCAACCGCTGCGTCTGGTTCAACTACAGGTCAAGTATTGCGAATTGTAAGTAACACTGCCACAACCTTAACATTTGCTGTAGCTGGTACTGCGCCTGCGAACGGTATTAGTCGATACTCTATCTGCACTAGTTCAGCAATTGGAGCAACTGACTCTGGTGTTGCAACTGGTACGCACAGCACAACAACACTTCAGGATACCAACAAAACTTGGGCTGTAAACATTCATGCTGGTAAGAGAGCTCGTATCTTGGCAGGTCCTGGTGGTCCAGCTGAGGCTATTATTAGTAGCAATACAGCTAATACGTTGACATTCTCAGCTGCACTGGGTGCTGCACCTGTTAGTGCTCAAACGGGTTACGCAATCATTGAACCTACTGCAAGAGGTCTTGGTACTACAGTGTGTTGGGCGTTTGGTACTAGTGTTCAAGCCCTTCGTGGACGATACATGTACATCACTCGTGGCGGTGGTACTGCTGGTTTTGATCGTTGGGACGTTACCACAGATCGTGTTAACCTGATGACAACTTCGCCACTTACAGAAACATTGACTACTGGTACTATGGCAGCGTATGATGGCAGAGATCGTATCTACTTCCATAAAGACAACACTCAACGTGTTTATAGCTTAAACGTAGTAACTGCAAACGTTAATGGTGCTTCAATGTATCCGTATGTTGCTCCTACGGCAGTCCTTGGTAACCGAATGGAAATTATTACAACAAAAGACGGCTTGAAGTACATCTGGCTTAACCGAGCATCTTTTGCAGAGTGCTTCCGTTGCCTAGCTTTCTGGTAAAGGAGGCCTTATGTTATTACAAGACATCATACAAATCCTTAATAACAGGTTGGAGTCTTTAAAAGCTAAAAAGAACATAGCTGTCGCCACCGGAGAACTGGAACAGGTCTACAAGTTAGACCTTGAAATTTCCGAAACAATTTCCACATTGAATCAACTCAAAACACTGGTGGTATAATATATGTTGCTAACCCTGCTCCAATCCGGCGGGGCAGGTCCTGGGGTTGTTTCTGGCAACCTCATAACTTCAGAAACTGGTTTAGACTCTTGCGTCATCACAGGAG